ATCATCGCATTTCTTCTTCATTACGTTCTGTTCAATGAAAGTGTTAACGTTGCTATTCTTGCCAACAAAGGTGCGGTAGCAAGAGAACTTCTTTCTAGATTACAACTTGCATACGAAAATTTGCCTAAGTGGTTACAACAAGGTGCAGTTGTATGGAACAAAGGTAATATTGAAATAGAGAACGGCTCTAAGGTTATTGCCGCAGCAACTTCAAGTTCAGCTGTTCGTGGTAGTTCATTCAATATTATTTTTCTTGATGAGTTTGCCCACGTTCCTCAAAATATAGCTGAATCTTTTTTCACTTCTGTTTATCCTACAATTTCTTCTGGTGAATCAACCAAGGTACTTATTGTTTCAACTCCACTTGGTATGAATATGTTTTATAAGATGTGGATAGAAGCAGAAGAAGGTAGAAATGATTATGTTCCAATCGAGGTTCATTGGTCAGATATGCCGGGAAGAGATTTGAAGTGGAAAGAGGAAACAATACGTAATACTTCTGAAGTACAGTTTACCCAAGAGTTTGAATGTGAGTTTGTTGGATCAACATATACACTAATTGCTCCATCAAAACTTAGATCAATGGTATTTAAGACTCCTTTACATATTAACAATAATTTATCTGTATATGCGGAACCAATTAAAAATCATACATATGCATTAGTAGCAGATACTTCACAAGGAAAAGGTGTAGATTATTCTGCTCTTGTAGTATTTGATGTTTCTGAAATGCCCTATACACAAGTAGCGGTGTTTAGAGATAATACTATTTCACCGTTGTTATATCCAAACGTAATTCATAATGTAGGTAATAAATATAATCAAGCGCATGTTTTAATTGAAGTTAATGATATTGGTTCTCAAGTAGCAGATACACTTCATTATGATTTAGAGTATGAAAATATAATGATTGTTACTATGAGAGGTAGAGCAGGACAACAAATAGGCGGTGGATTTGCAAAGAACATTCAATTGGGAATAAGAACAAGTAAACAAATTAAGAGAATAGGATGTGCCGCATTAAAAGATTTGATAGAACAAGACCAATTAATCATTCCAGATTTTGAAACGATTAAAGAACTTACAACTTTTGCTTTAACAAATAATACGTATCAAGCGGAAGAAGGCGCACATGATGATCTAGCAATGACATTGGTAATATTTTCATGGTTAGTTCAACAACGATATTTCAAGGAGTTAACAAATATGGATGTACGAAAAAAAATGTGGGAAGATCAAATGGAAACTTTAGAACAAGATATGTTGCCGTTTGGAATTATAGATGATGGTATGGCACAAGAAACTGTTGTAGATACTGAAGGTCAATCTTGGGATGTAGTAGATGATAATGCAAGACGATTATATACTTAGATAAATACCAGAGAAAACTTTAAGGAATAAAAAATGGCAGATTTAATAATTAAACCCGCGGCGGGAGCCGGTAATAAATTAGTTCTACAGAAGCAAGACGGTTCTACATGGATAGATACCGATTCCATTATCGGTGCTCCTGAAGGAACTGCTGTTTTATCAACAGGTGAAACTGGAGGAACAAAGTTTTTAAGAGAAGATGGAGATAATTCCTCAAGTTGGCAAACAGTTGGAGACCATACTCCAGAAGGAACAGCAATCCTATCAACAGGTGAAACTGGAGGAACTAAGTTTCTGAGGGAGGATGGAGATAACTCTTCAAGTTGGCAAACAGTTGATATGGGTGCATTAGGATCAGGATCAACAATTACCTTGAATGGTGGTATAGTTGAAAAAATAGGAACTGGTTCTATATCTGGAACAACCGCGTCTGCCGATTTAGCAACTGGTAACTTTTTTGTGTGGGATTTACAAAATGCATCAGGTACCGTTGGAACTTATTCATTTACTAATGTTCATGCTACGGCAAATTATTTATCCAATTTTATTGTAAAAGTCATCCAAGGTTCTACAGATAGAGATTTTAATTTCTTGGGATCGGGTCCAGATTGGTGGTGGGCAGGTCAAACTCCCCCTACCATGACTACAGGAAACGATGCGATAGATGTCTATTCGTTTACATCATGGGATAATGGAACCAGCTGGTATGGTGCTATTGTAGGACAAGATATGCAGAAAACTTAATAAAGGATATAACATTATGTTAGTAAGACATCACAGAGGTCTACATGTTGGTGTAGAAGCGCAATGGTATGGCGGTAGAGGATTATTTTTTGGTGGTGATGTAGGACAGGGATGGAACAGTAGCGTACAACAGGTATTCATAGATTACATAACTATACAAACAACAGGCAATGCAACTAATTTTGGTAATTTAACCCATTCTAGGGGCATGAAGGGAATGAGTGGAACTTCAGATGGTACTAGAGGATTGATGATGGGCGGTGGCCCACAGTCCTATGGTCAAGGTGATAAGACTATAGATTATGTAACTATAGCAACAACAGGCAATGCAACTAATTTTGGTAATATGACTGTTGCAAGAGACAAATATTGTTCTGGTGCCTGTTCGGATGGTACATTAGGTGTAATGGCTGGAGGACAGGATCGAACTGGAAGTAACGACTCAGGACAAGGTACTAATAATGTTGACCTGGAAGTTATTGATTATGTAACTATAGCAACAACGGGCAACGCAACAGATTTTGGTAATTTAACTGCTGGTCGAAGTTTTGGTGCCGCGGCAGCCAGTGATGGTATCTACGGTATTTTTGCTGGAGGATATGGTCAATTTAATAACTATTATACTGATATAATGGATTATATAACTATAGCAACAACAGGCAATGCAACTAATTTTGGTGATTTAACGAGTGAGAAGTGTCAAACTTCTGGAACTGGAGATGCAACTAGATATATATTTGCCGGTGGCAAGGGCAATTATGGATCAACTATCTTTAAACAAATTGATTATGGAAATTTTGCTACACCGGCAAACGCATCCGATTTTGGTGATCTAACGACTACTGGTGGTCTTGAACCAGAGCTGGGTGACGGTGGTTCGTTTTCTCCTGGTGCCGTTACAGATTTAAGCAGAGCCTGTTTTGGAGGGTCACACGGCGAGACTTCAAATGGGTGGTATGATAGCAACCACATAGATTATATAACTATAGCAACAACAGGCAATGCAACTGACTTCGGAACCATGACTCACAGTACTTATGACCATGGTAAACACGGTGGTTGTGCAGGAGGTTAAAATTTGATTATATGAAAAAATATGAAAAAAAATGAATTAGTATTACAGGATGAACTTATTAGTTGGTGTGATAATTCAGCATTGGTAAAAAAAGTTATTGCAAGTTTGCCGGAACTGAATTTACAGACCAGAATGTTTGATAGAACTAATAGTCAAGCAACTATAACGATGATGACTTTGACAATGTTAAATGGTCAATCACCTTATAGGATGTTAAGACAAATTTTAGCTGAAGTAGAAAAACGAAAAACGGCATTATATGATGCACATTTAACTCATGCTAAATTAGAATTAAAAATTGCAAAATTAGAAGAAAAAGAAGACCGTACAAAAATCGATACTGCAAAACTTATATTATTAAAAAATAATATTGAAACCCTTCAAAATAAAGCAAATGGTAGTATGAAAGATATTGCTATTCTTGCCGATGCATATGATTCAATAAAAGAGAAAAATAATATTGATCAATGGGATGAAGAATCTTTTGAAAATGAAGAAAAAGCACACCATATTCGTAGAGGTTTTGAAATGTTATATCGAAATTTAATTGAATATAATCATGGCAAGGAAGCTACATTAGAATATTTACAGCAATTTGGTGTTCATATTCAACTTGCTTTAATTGAAGTTGGTAATTATATTAATGAAGTGGAAGATTTAATAAGACATGATACAAAGTTAACCTCATTACATTTAGAAGAATTTTTGGATGAAATGCGCGATAAATATGTAAACCATGCCGATGAAGTTAGTGAAAGATTATTTAATAAAAGATCGATGACTAATAAAGAATATATGACACGTTTTAAAAGACAACAAAAGGAGGATCGATAAATGGCATATTCTGATGATGAAAGATCATCCTTCAGACTTGTACCTATTCAAGCTAACATAAATAAGATAGAACTTGCAGAACCTACAGTAGCAGGATATCAAAAAATATTAGATTTAATAGAGGATCTAGAATATGATTGGGTTAATCGTACACAAACGATGACAGATAAACTCAATGTATTAAAAGAAACATATACAACAAAAAAGAATACCCTTTAATATATTATGATTGTTTATTTTTTGGCTGGCTTACCTAGGTCGGGCATAACTTTACTCGGCTCAATATTAAATCAAAATCCGAATATTTATGTAGGGCCTACATCACCGATACTTGAAATTTTAATAGGAATGGATCGTGTTCTTAAACAGAGTCTTACGTTTCAAGCATTTCCAAATGACCAATTTACTACAAATATGGCTTCTAGGCTTTTTAATGATTGGTATTCTGATAATGATAGTCAAATTATTATAGATAAAAATAGAGGTTGGACAGGTATGCTCCAGGCCGCAGAAATGATTACGGAAAATGTAAAAATTATTTGTCCTGTTCGTTCCGTTGCAGATATTCTTTCATCATGGATTATGTTAAATAGAAAATCAAAATCTTTAACGTTTGTTGATCATGCAGTAACGCAAAGAGGTTGGAGACTTACTGATGAAAATAGATGTATGTATTTTATGGATTTACAATCAGGATCAGTTAAACAATCATTAAATTCTTTAGCAAAAATATATGTCGAAAAACGAATGGATGTGGTGCATCTTGTAGAGTATGAGGACTTAATTAATAAAACTGAAGAGTCTATAAAGGCAATTTATAAATTTTTAGGAATTGCTGAATATAAACATCAATATACTAATATAAAAAATAAACATCGCGAAAATGATGAGATATATGGTATGAAGGATTTACATAAAGTTAGAAAAACCATATCAAAAAGTAATAATGATCCTGAAAGAGTTTTAGGTAAAAAAATTATAGAAAAATATAGCGGGCTAGAGTTCTGGAGAACTTGAAAAAGGATCTATATCCGCAAAATTAACTTCAGTAGGTGGGTTGTTTATTTCTGTTATTAAATCTTCAATTTTATTAGATAGATCAGGTCTTTCCTTTTTCAATCTGTTTAAAAAACTTAGAGAACCAGTAATCAATTGTTCGGGTCGGATAGATAATCTTTTTCCTATTTTTCTTTTATCGGATACTTCAAGATGTTTAGGATTTACACAGGATGGATTGAAGCAAGTTTGAGTTACTACTTCACTAGGTGTTAATTCACCTCGTACTCCAGAAATTGATGAGAAATTACCATACATCATAAACGCATATCTACTTGCTGGTATAGTTTTTCCCATTACAGAAAACATACCATGACCTGTTCTATTTTTTGAAGCAAGCCAGATATGACACTCTGTATGTTTTTCAGAACGATCAACTTTTTTAAGAAATCGTTCTTGTATATTTTTATGATTTATTAATTTATCTTTTGTCATTGGTCTTTCTGTATATTTATGATAACACTTAATATTTATGATTTTAAAGAACTGTAAAATAATAAATAACTGTAATATGGCAATTCACCATAACTAAGAACACACATATATCTAGGAGATAAAAGATGCCTTTTACAATTAGTCCGGGCGTTGTAACCAAAGAGATCGATTTAACTACTGTTGTACCTGAAGTATCCATGACAGAAGGAGCAATTGCAGGGCCTTTCAGGTGGGGGCCAGCATATGAACGAACAATAGTATCTAATGAAGTAGAATTAGCAGGTATCTTTGGTAAACCCGATGCAGCCACATACAAAAACTTTTTTACTGCCGCAAGCTATCTCGCATATTCTGCGAATCTTAAAGTAGTACGTACACCTAATACGACTGACGCAAAAAATGCAACAATGGACTCAGCAAATGTAGTTTATATTGCAAATGATGAAGATTACGAAAACACTTATGATCCTCAAATGGGTGGATCCCAAAATAATACTTTCGGCCCTTTTGTAGCAAAATATCCTGGAGACCTAGGAAATAGTTTAAAAGTTTCTATGTGTGGTGCCGCTAAAGCAAACACTAACGCAGATGGAACACTTAATGCTAATACGGATGTTGAATTGACTGGAACTTCTGCTTGGACACAATCAGGAGGAGCTCTCGCAGGAGCAGGAACAGAATATCTAACAGAATTAAGTGTTGGAGATGTTATTGTTCTTGGTACATATTCATTAGTAATTCTTACAATTGCTGATGCGACTACTGCTACCGCAGGAAGCTTACATGGTTCAAATATATCTAGTGGAACAGCAGCACGTAAAATGAGATCAGGATTTGCAGAACCAGCCATTCAAATGATTGGTACTGTATCGGTTACTGCTAATGGTTCTACTATAACAGGAGTATCTACTCAATTTGATACTCAAATAACTGTCGGTGATATTATAAAAGTTACTGGAAACGGAGAAGAACGAAGAGTTACCGCTATAGCTAGTGCCACTTCAATTACTGTTGAAAATCCATTTGTAGTTACTGCAGCAACAAGTACTTTCTCACGGGAATGGGAATATGCATCTTCATTTGATGATACTCCTACTACTACTGCACATGTAGCAAAAGCTTTGGGTGCATATGATGAACTTCATATAGTAGTAGAAGATCAAGATGGAGATATTACTGGTGCGAATAATACTATAATGGAAACATATTCTGGTGCTTCAGTAGCATCTGGTGCCAAATCAGAAGATGGACAGAGTAACTATTATAAAGACAGAGTTAATAGAAAGTCTTCTTATATTCGTTGGATGGATCATGATTCATCCGGAGATGTAGATGCAGCTTATGGAACTACTGCATGGGGCGGAGCCTCAACAGGAAAGTTTAATGCAAAAGGTTCTATTGTTACAGCTGCTTTGACTGGTGGACATTCCGGTTCGGCTTCAACTGATGGAAATATTCAAATCGGATTAGATGAATTTAAAAATACAGAAGAAGTAGATGTAACACTTTTAATGACAGCGGATGCTTCTGCGGCTACACAAATTTATGCTATTAATAATATTGCAGAATATCGTAAAGATTGTTTAGCATTTATTTCACCCTTACAGGCTAATGTTGTTAATAATGCCGGCCAAGAACTTACTGATGTAAGAGCTCATCGTGATTCAATGCCAAGTTCTTCTTATGCAGTTATGGATTCTGGATGGAAGTACATGTATGATAAGTACAATGATGTATATCGATACATTCCTTTGAATGGTGATATTGCTGGATGTTGTGCATTTACTGATGATACCCGTGATCCATTTTGGTCTCCTGCTGGCGCAGTGAGAGGAAATATTCGAAATGCAATCAAACTTCCTTTTAATCCAAACAAAACACAAAGAGATGGACTTTATAAAAAGGGCATTAATCCTGTAGTGGGAATGCCGGGTCAGGGAATTATACTTTTCGGAGATAAAACTCTCTTATCAAAACCAAGTGCATTTGATCGTATCAATGTACGTAGATTGTTTATCCTTTTGGAAAAATCAATTGCTAATATGGCAAAATCTTTCTTGTTTGAATTTAATGATGCATTTTCTCGTTCAAGATTTGTATCTACTGTAGAACCTTTCTTGAGAAATGTTCAAGGAAGACAAGGAATTCAAGATTTTGCGGTTATTTGTGATGAATCTAATAATAGTGGAGAAGTTATTGATCGAAATGAATTCCGTGGAGACATCTACGTGAAACCATCACGTTCAATTAACTTCATTCAACTACAATTCGTAGCAGTACGATCCGGTGTTGAATTTAGCGAAATTACAGGCGGATAATAGTAGTATAAATACTAGTATAAACATAGAAGAATGAGAAAAGACGGTAGTGCCGAAGGGCGTACTTATAAAAAAGACTTTCTCATTCTTTTTAACATAACTACCGGCGCGGAAGCGTGAAGGAGAAACAATGGCTTCAGATTTTACATTAAGTACTTTTTTATCTAAAATGGCAACAGGTGGGGCATTACAGTCTTTATTTACTGTTGAATTAGCACCCCCTAGTAATTTAGGTGGGGCCGGCAACACGGGAGGGGCGGAATCCGATTTTCAGTTTTTTGCAAAAGCGACAACTTTTCCAGAATCTGCAATAACGGCTACAGAAATTTCTTATATGGGAAGACCAATAAGTATTCCCGGTAATAGAGAAGTTCAGCAATGGAATATGACCATGTATAATGATGAAGATTTTAAAATTCGGAATCTGTTAGAAAGTTGGATGGAAGGCTTAAATGGTCATCAAGCTAATACAAGGCAGAAAAACATGATACCTTTTATTGGTTATACTGGAACAATGGGTGTTCATCAATGGGCAAAAGAAGGCGGAGATAAGCCGACAAAATCATATAGTTTTCATGGTTGTTGGCCCTCTTCTCTTGGAGAAATTACTCTCGATTGGGAAACTAATGAGATTCAAGAATATGAAATAACTTGGGAATATTCTTATTGGTCTTCCAAGAATAATGCAATAGGACAATAGGATTTTAAATTATGGCAGTTGAATTATTTGGTTTTTCTATAGGAAGAGTTGACAAGGACGAAAAAAGAAAAAAGTCTTTTGCTCTTCCTGAACCAGAAGATGGTGCACTTGAGGCGGGACCCACAGGATCTGCATATGGAATGCATGTAGATTTTGAGGGTTTAGCTAAAAATGAAGCAGAGATGATACAGAAATATCGCGACATGGCGAATTTCCCTGAGTGTGATCAAGCAATAGATGATGTTATTAATGAAGCTATTGTTTGTAATAGAGAAGAAAGTCCTGTTAGTATAAGTCTTGAAAAATCAGACCTTTCAGACAATATTAAAGAAAGCATAAAAACGGAATTTACAGAACTGGTCCGTTTACTTGATTTCCGAAAAATTGGATATGAATTACTTAAAAAGTGGTATGTTGATGGTAGAATGTATTTTCATATTATCATTGATGATAAAAACCCCAAACGTGGTATATTAGAACTACGTCCAATAGATCCCCTAAAAATAAAAAAGGTTAGACAACCAAAAATTATTCAAACACCTCAAGGTGCACAACTTGATACTTCTGGATTTCAAGAATATTATATGTTTAATGAAATGGGAATTACTAGTGAAAAGGGTGGAGTAACAATGCAAATAGCTCCTGATTCCGTTTCTTATGTTCATTCTGGTATATTAGATGTAGATAGAAAAGTTGTATTGGGTCATCTACACAAAGCAATCAAACCTCTTAATCAATTACGAATGATTGAAGATGCGGTTGTCATTTATCGTATCTCACGTGCTCCTGAACGTAGAATTTTCTACATTGATGTTGGTAACTTACCTAAAATCAAAGCAGAACAGTATTTACGTGATATCATGAACAAATATAAGAATAAGCTTGTTTATGATTCTCAAACTGGTGATATTAAAGATGACCGTAAGCACATGAGTATGTTAGAGGATTACTGGCTTCCACGTAGAGAAGGTGGTAGAGGCACAGAAATTTCAACATTACCGGGAGGGGAGAATCTTGGTGAATTGGCTGATGTTGAGTACTTCAAAACAAAATTATACAAAGCACTTAATATTCCCCCTTCACGGTTAGAACAAGATTCCGGATTTGTATTAGGTAGAGCAGAAGAAATTTCTAGAGATGAAGTTAAGTTTACTCGTTTTATTGAACGATTACGATCAAGATTTGCTCTTTTGTTTGATGATCTTCTTGAAAAACAATTACTTCTGAAGGGTGTAATTGCAAACACAGATTGGCCTCTTATAAAAAATGAAATAGTATATGAATGGCAATCAGATTCTCATTTTAAAGAATTACAAGATTCTCAAATGATGAAAGAACGTTTGACTATTTTGGTTCAAGATATGGGATATAGAGATGAAGTTGTTGGTAAATTCTTTTCTCAAGAATATATTAATAAGAAAATTCTTAAATTGACTCAAGAAGAAATAGAAGAGATGAAAGAACAGATGGAGCAAGAAAAGTTAGAAGCCGCACCTCCACCTGAAGGAGGTGAAGACAGCCAATGGGAAGAACATAATCCGGCTGAAAGAAAACCAGATTTAAAAGTAATTAGTGGTTAAAGTTTATAAATAGTATAAATATAATTAGATATTTAATAATAGGAGAATATATGTCCGAAATGTCTGCAATTGAGAATATTGTGGCGTTATCCGTTAATAGTGATGCTGCACAAGTAAAAGCTGCAATTGGTGATGCCCTTCAACAAAAAATAATGGTAACATTAGAAAATAAGAAAAAAGAAATTGCTACCTCTTTTTTGCATAGAGATGGAGAAGCAGAACAGGAATCCGAGGAAGTAGAAAATGGCTGATTTAGTAACGAGTCAAAAATTAATTGATACAGAAACGAAAACTGTATATAAATTTACTAATGTTTCTGATGGTTCAGGTGAAACGAATGTCAAGAAGATAGACCTTTCTGAGCTTAATTGGGCATGGTATAATATAATATTGAATGTCACCGCCGGAAATACAGGATTCAAAATTGGCGAAGAAATTCGAACAGACATGACGGAATATTATGTAGTTACAGATTACAAACCATCTGGAACAGAAGTACAGGTAATAGGTTGGGATCACACTAACAAAGTAGCAACTACTGCTCTTACTACTCCTACTGTTGGAGATAGCCTTTACGGTATGGCTTCTGGTGCACATTTAGATATTGTAGGTTCAGGTCCGGCAGTATCACCGTCTTATTCAGTTATTATCAATAAAATACAATGGGTGTGTAATGGTATGTCAGTAAATGTAGAATGGGATGGATCTACTACAGAAACACTCATTGCCGGATTAAGTGGAAATGGATTATATAATGGTAATAATTTAGAATTTCCAGCAATTCCAATAGATGCTGTAGGTAATACAGGTGGTGTGTTAGGAAATATTCAATTTACTACTGCTGGAGCGGCATCTGGAGATACTTATACAGTTTGGATAGAATTATCCAAAATGACTGGATTTGATACTCCACTTTATGAAGAGAATCACCAGTTAGGTTATCCAGTTGATTACGTATTAGGAAATAGACCATAAAGGACAATAATGAGACTTATTTGCGAAACATTAGAAGATGTTGAATTTATATGTGAATCAACAGCAACAGGAAAAAATTACTTCATTGAAGGTGTCTTCATGCAAGCTAATGTGAAGAATAGGAATGGTCGAGTATATCCAAAAGCAATTCTTGAAAAAGAAGTTTTACGATATGATCAAAATTATATCAAACAAAGTAGAGCATTCGGTGAATTAGGCCACCCAGAGGGACCAACAGTTAATTTGGAACGAGTTTCACACATGATTCAGAGTATTACTGAAGATGGTGACAATTTTGTTGGTAGAGCTAAAATTTTAGATACACCTTATGGCAAAATTGTAAAGAATTTAATAGATGAAGGAGCTCGATTGGGTGTTTCATCTAGAGGAATGGGCTCATTAAAGCCTGTAGGACGTAATGTTAGTCAAGTACAAGATGATTTTTATCTTGCAACTGCTGCTGATATTGTGGCCGACCCTTCTGCACCAGCGGCATTTGTCAATGGTATTATGGAAGGAAAAGAGTGGATTTGGGATAACGGTATTCTAGATGAACGCCAAGTTTCCCGAATAGAAAAACAAATTAAACTTTCTCGGAAAACGGCAGAAAAAACACAAATAAGTGCTTTCGAAACGTTCATGTCAAAGTTATAATTTTACTAAATAATAACACTATAGTAAATATAGATGAACAAAACTAATTTAAATAAGATCAAGGAGATTTAGATGTCTGAAGAAATTTTAGCCAAAGAGTCTGAAGAGGCAACGCGAAGAAAACTTTCTGAAAAACGGAAAGCTGCTACTGAGCAAGATTCTTCAGACGGCGAAGAAGAAGAAGATGAAGTAGAAGAAGGTACATTACCTCCAGCTCTTCAAAAAGCTATCGATGCCAAGAAGAAAAAAGGCGGCAAAGACGAAGAAGAAGTTGATGAAGAAAATGGCGATGATGATGATGAAGAAGAAGTCGATGAAGAAAATGGCGATGAAGAAGATGAAGATGAAGTAGAAGAATCTCAGGATTTTGAACGGGACAAAAAAGCCAAGTTCAAGACCGCAGAAAAAGGAGAGAAATCTATTCCGAGTGATAAAACTAAACTAGAATCAGCTATTCCTAAAACTAAAAATGGAATGTTGAAATCAGTTTATGAAATCGCTAATAAGTTGAAAAAAGATCAACTCACTGCAAAATACGAAGAAATTATGAAATCTTTTGCTATTCTTGAGGATGCCGAAGATGGAGAAGAAGATGAAGATGAAAAAGTAGAATCTAAGCGTACTAAAGCAGCTGTTAAAGCCGAAGACCTTAATATCGATGTAAAAGAAGATGTTGAGGCACTTATACAAGGTGAAGATGGACTAACAGAGGAATTCAAACAGAAAGCCTCTACCATTTTTGAAGCAGCAGTTCAAACAAAAGTTTTGGAAGAAGTTAATGCTAAGTTGGTAGAACTCGAAGCTCAACATGAAACAGAGCACGAAGCAAATAGTGATAATTTCCAAAAAGAACTTACAGAAAAGGTTGATGGGTATCTTACCTATGTTGTTGAAGAGTGGATGTCTGAAAATGAATTGGCAATCGAAAGAGGAATTCGTTCCGAATTGGTTGAAGATTTCATGTCTGGACTCAAAACACTTTTTTCAGAGCATTACATTGATATTCCAGAAGAGAAAGTTGATATGGTTGACGACTTATTCACAAAAGTTGACGACTTGGAAACTTCCTTAGATGAAGAAATCAATCGTGGAGTAGAACTCCAAAAAGAATTGGCACAGTTTAAGAAAAATGATGTCCTTAAACACGCAACTAAAGATTTGGCCGATACTGAAACGGAAAAAATCTCTAAGTTGGCAGAAGGTATCGAGTATGAAAATGCTGAACAATATGCCGAAAAATTATCTGTTCTTAAAGAAAGTTACTTTCCTAAGAGCGATGCCGTAACATCTGAAATTACTGAAACAGATGAAAACATTGAAGTTTCTGAAGAGGAATCTGCAGTAAAACTCGATGAAAATATGAAACATTATACATCAGCGATAACTCGCTTTCACAATTAATATAAACTCTATAGGAGACAAAAATGTACTTATCTGAAGACCTTCAAAAGAAGTGGGGTCCGGTGCTAGAACATGGTGATCTTCCAAAGATTAAAGATCAATATCGTAAGGCTGTTACCGCAGTTCTTTTGGAAAACCAAGAGAAATCAATGCGTGAACAAGCAGATAGTGGTGGAATGTTTGGAACTTTATCGGAAACAGCCCCAGCAGGACACAACAACCAAATGGGAGTTGGTGCTTCCGGCGGTGACAACATTAATTATGTTGATCCTGTATTAATCTCTTTGGTTCGTAGAGCAATGCCTAATCTTATTGCTTATGATGTTTGTGGTGTTCAACCCATGAACGGACCTACTGGATTAATCTTTGCAATGAAATCACATTATACCACACAGGACGGTGCTGAAGCTTTACACGATGAAGCTGATACCGACTTTACTGGAGCCGGTACACACGGTTCACAGACAGGAGCCATGCAAGGCGCACCTGGTACTGGTATGGGAACAGCCGCAGCTGAGAACGTTACGTTCCCAGAGATGGCGTTCGCAATTGACAAAGTAACTGTTACTGCTAAGTCCCGTGCACTCAAAGCTGAGTACACAATGGAATTGGCACAGGATCTTAAAGCCGTTCACGGTTTGGATGCTGAAACAGAATTGTCAAATATTCTTTCAAGTGAAATTCTTGCGGAGATTAACCGCGAAGTTATGAGAACCATTTATACAAACGCTAAGCCTGGCGCGCAACACAATACTGCGACACCTGGTACGTTTGATCTTGATACTGACTCAAATGGACGTTGGTCTGTTGAGAAGTTCAAAGGCTTGATGTTCCAGATTGAACGTGAAGCAAATGCAATTGCTAAAGATACTCGCAGAGGAAAAGGTAATGTTCTTATTACTTCTTCTGATGTAGCATCTGCATTAGCAATGGCTGGACAATTGTCTGGTGTTCCAACAGGTAATGACATTCATGCTGATGATACCGGTACTACAATGGTTGGTACTCTTAATGGTCGATTCAAAGTGTATGTTGATCCTTATGCACCTACTTCTGCAACTAACTTCTTTACTGTTGGTTACAAAGGTTCTTCTGCATACGATGCAGGAATGTTCTACTGTCCTTACGTTCCGTTGCAAATGGTTCGTGCAGTTGGTGAGAACTCATTTCAGCCAAAAATTGGATTCAAAACCCGTTACGGTTTAGTATCTAATCCTTTTGCGAATGATACCGGTGCCTCAGGTAATGGAGCTGGTGACGGTTCACTTACAGCTAACGAAAACCGCTACTATCGTGTGGTTACAGTTGCAAACTTGATGTAATCTTCTTTTTGAAGATGACTTTAAAAGGGTGGGCTTTTGAGTCCACCCTTTTTTTATGCTTACTAAATAGTAGTAGAGGTACAAATGGCTTTAAATGATCAAGTAAAAAATATAAATCCGTTAACGGAAGTTCAATTCAAATTTGAAATTGTAGGAAGACCTGCAACTACATTTTTTGTTCAAAGCGTTAATTTGCCTGGTTTAACCATGGATGTCATCACATATGGCCGGCCACAAAGAACGGGTCTTGGTTTAGCAGGAGGCGGTGTAGAATATGAATTATTAGAAGTATCATTTCTTGTTGATGAATATTTAAAAAACTGGCAAGAAATGTTCAATTGGATGACAGGTCCTCAACCTAACTATACTTCTGCTATATTAACCATTTTAAGTAGTTCAATGAATCCTACGTTAGAAGTACATTTTGAAAATCTTTTTCCTACTGCTCTAACAGAATTAACATTTGATAGTAGTGTTTCAGAAACAACCAGTTTAATATCAAACGTTACCTTTAATTATAGCATATATACTATTAAAAACCTTTTGAATAATTGATAATGAATTTTGAAGAAATACAGAAATCTTGGACCCAAGATTGTCCTATTGATGAGACAGAACTATCTCAAGAATCTGTCAAAATCCCCCAATTACATAACAAATATTTAATACTTCATTCTAATGAACGGTTAAGGTTCAAGGAAATAAAATATCTATTTGCTGGTCTTATTAGAAGAAAAAGAGATTATTATAGTGGAAGAATGACTGCAGAAGAATTAGAAGCCGCAGATTGGGAACCATTTCAATTAAAATTACTCAAAGCAGATGTACAAGAATACATAGATGCTGATGATAATGTAATAGAATCTAAAAAACTACTAGCACTACAAGAAGAAAAGGTTGACTATCTTGAATCTATAGTGAAAGGATTATCCACTAGAGGATATTTAATTAAAAATGCAATCGACTGGAAACGTTTTACAGAAGGGAATTGAAGATATAGGTATATCTAAACATGATGAGGTATACTTAAAAATCAATTGTGAACCATCTGTTGCTCAAGAATTATGTGATTACTTTACATTTTATGTTCCGGGATATACTTTTATGCCGGCGTATCGTAATAAAATTTGGGATGGTAAAATACGACTCTTCAATGTACATAATAGGTATCTTTATAGTGGATTACTTGAATATGTTTTTATATTTGCAAAAAAACATAATTATAAAGTAATTCCTGATGGAGATTGGTGGAAACCACAAAAGATAGAAAAAAGTCAAAAGTTTATTGACCACCTCAACTTGCCGTTTATTCCTAGAGATTATCAATTAGAAGCATTTTACCACGCACTATCTTATCAAAAATCATTATTGGTATCCCCAACCGCAAGTGGAAAATCTTTAATAATTTATATGATTGTTAGAGCATTAAATGTAAAAACTCTTATAATAGTTCCCACCACCTCCTTAGTATCTCAACTATATGCAGATTTTCAAGAATATGGATGGGATTCCTTAAAATTTTGTCACCAAGTCTATGCCGGACAAGATAAAGTTTCAGATAAGCAAGTAGTTATTTCAACATGGCAATCCATTTATAAACTCCAAAAGAAGATTTTTGAACCATATAAGTTGGTAATTGGTGATGAGGCACACGGATTCAAGTCAAAATCTCTTACCTCCATCATGACTAAATGTGTAAATGCGAAATATAGAATAGGCACAACGGGGACATTAGATGGTACTCAAACTCATAAATTAGTATTGGAGGGTTTATTTGGAAGAGTATATAAAGTGACTACAACTAAACAATTAATTGATAAAAAAGAATTAGCAGCTTTTAGTATAAAAATCTTATTATTACAGTATCATAAAGATATATGTTCTGCAATGAGAAAAAGTAAATACATAGATGAATTAGAATTTTTAGTAGGACATAGACAAAGAAATAAATATATAAAAAACTTAGCATTATCACTTGACGGTAATACTTTGTTACTCTTTAGATTAGTTAAAAAACATGGACGTATTTTATACGATATGATAAAGGAGGAAGCAGATGTCAATAGGAAAACTTATTTTGTGCATGGTGGAACAGATACGGAAACCAGAGAACGAATACGAGCAATCGCAGAAGAAGAACGGGACGCCATCATCGTGGCAAGTTATGGGGTATTTAGTACCGGCATCAACATTCGGAATCTTCATAACATTATTTTCGCTAGTCCTTCTAAGAGTAGGATTAGAAATCTTCAGTCGATAGGTAGAGGATTGAGAATATCAGATAATAATCAAGAAACGGTATTATATGATATTTCAGATGATTTAAGATTTGGAGCAAGAAAGAATTTTGCCTATCAACATTTTGAAGAAAGAATTAAGATATATGAAGATGAAAAATTTACTTATAAAATTCATAATATTTCAATATCTTGACTTATACGAATTGTGTGATATAATACTAGTATGACTGAAATTCTTATTAGGAGATAATATGGCAAAAAGAAAAAAAGTAGCTAAAATACATTATGTAGATAATGCAAAATTTTTAGAGGCGATGATTGAATATAAAAAAGAATATACTATTTCTATTAATGATGATAAAGAACTTCCATTAATTTCAGAATATTTAGGATCTGTATTTCTGAAGATAGCTCAAAGATTGTCCTTTAGACCAAATTTCATAAATTATACATTTAAAAATGATATGATTTCTGATGGGATAGAAAATTGTTTCACTATTATTCATAATTTTAATCCTGAAAAATCAAATAATCCCTTTGCATATTTTACTCAAATTATTTACTATGCTTTTATTAGAAGGATACAGAAAGAGAAAAAACAACTGTATATA